TATCCTTCTGTTACTACTGTCATAGGACACTCTAAGAAAGCGTCTATCATGGCATGGCGTAAGAAGGTTGGAGAAGAAGAAGCAAATAGAGTCTGTAAACGTGCTACTACTAGAGGCAACAAGTGTCATAAGCTTGCTGAACTATATCTTTTGAATCAAGATATTAGCAAGTATAAGGATGACCCACTATCCATGGGGTTATTCCACCAGATTAAACCCTACCTAGATAGTATTAACAATATACATGCACTAGAAGCACCCTTATTCTCTAAGTTATTGCGTCTAGCTGGTCGTGTTGATTGTATCGCTGAGTATAATGGCGAACTTGCAATAATTGATTTTAAAACTTCAACTAAGTACAAACGTGAAGAGTGGATACACGACTACTTTGCACAAGAGACAGCTTATGCTATAATGTTTCAAGAGTTAACTGGTCTACAGGTCAAGAAACTCGTAACGATAATAGCATGTGAAACGGGAGAACCCCAGGTATTTGAAATTTATGACAAGTTTAAGTATGCTCGCAAACTTAAGGAGTACATTGATGCCTACAGGAGTTACTATGGCGAGTGGTAAAATTGATGATGTCTTTGAAGACAAATTTATGACTGCCGCCAAGTTCTCGGTAGAGATAGAGAAGATTGTAAAGGATTCTACTTTAAACTACATTGAGGCAGTTGTACAGTTCTGCGAAGATAAGAACATAGAATTTGATGGAATTGGTAAGTTAATATCTAAACCACTGAAAGAGAAGTTAAAATATGACGCACAGCGTTTAAACTACATGAAGGCAACCTCACGAGGTATGTTGAAGTTGTGACAGGATTTGAAGTTTACAAGATGTATCTTGCTCTGAAACTTCACTTCACCTCTAACTCTTACGATTATTTCCAATATGGGGGGTCTGCCAAGGCATCCCAGAGATCCTTTGACCAACGTAAGGATAAGTTCTTTTTTGTCAAACTCTCAAGGAAGTTCAAGAGCTTAGAGCTACGCGAATTTTTTGTGGCAAATTTTATAGCAGAAGATAAGGTATATCCCGCAACACTTGTAAGGGAGGGTGCCAAGAACTATGCTGAGTACTTAACACGCAAAGAATCACTCACATATCGCTTTAAGGAGGATGTAAGTACCCTCTATGATACTCATGAGGACTTTGAGGCATTGTTCACTAACGGAAGTGTCCACCCACCCCTTGTCAAAGCTCTACTTGGTGGTAGAATAAGCATCGAGACCTTCACCATATTCAACAAACTCTTCCAGTTCATCCCACAGTTTGATAAAACAATCAGTGATGAGATAGTCTGGAATCCACTACGTAACAAGGTAGTGAAGTACGACCCATTCCTTACAGTAGATCTGGGTAAATACAAAAAGATAGTCCAGTCACAGTACCTATGAGTAAATTTTTTAATTCAGAACTTGTCCAAGATGAACTCAATCGAATGCAAGATCTCTACTTGGAAATAAACAAAATGGGATTGCTGCTCAATCTTGATGAAAAGAAAGAACAGCTTGAAAAGATGATGGAACTTATCAGTTTACAACAGACTATGTTCATGCGAGTAACACTGTCAGATGATCCTGATGCTAAACAGTTAGTGAATCAAGTGAGAGATGCTGCTAGTATGTTAGGAATGCCACCTGCTGACATAGGACCGCAGTTTTATGAGAATCTCAAGAAAACTGTTCAGGCAATGATTGACCAATTACCTACATAACTGAAATGCATTTATTATTAACCTTGATCTGCATTGGATTAATCTCCCTAGCATTAGGGTATTCAATAGTTAGACATTATGACCCACACTGAAAGGAAATTTAAGTGTCAGAAGAATCAGCATACGCCTATGCAAGATCATAGGACTTGGTTAGATGACGATCCTGTTTCTCACATGGATCCTAAGTATCTAAAGAAGACAGCTCCTATTGCGTCCAAAATGGACACACAGGGCATGAGTGGACCTGCTGACCCGAACTATAAACCAACGGGTAAAGAAGAGTATATACCCGCTACGGTCACTCCTAGGAGACTTCATACTCACCAAATGGTTAAGGAATTAAAAATCATTATCAATGAGGTGCTTGATGAACGAGAAGGGAAAATGGATTACACCTCTTATTTTGATACTGACAAATATAAGCATACAGTATTAGAAGAGGAGCCACCCTATAGACCATGAGTAAACAACACAGTTACACTAATCCTTCTGAGAAGGTTGATACCTCTGCTGTAGAATCTGACAGTAGTGGTCATGTTGATGCTAATGGATTTAGTGTCAGACCACCTATTAGTGACAGAGAGTGCATCTACAAATGCCTCGATAACAATCGTCAGATGGCAGGTCTTGATAGGAAACAAGTAGCACGATTGTGTGAACAGTTTGCTGTTGAGATGACTGAAGAACAAATCAAAAATGAGTACCCACCATTATGAGAATTGATCCTAAAGAATACATGAACGAAGGTTGGGACGGCGCACCTGGTGCTGTCCACCCATATGTAAAAGGAAGTAGACATAATAAGATTGGCATGTATATCATGTGGACATATTATGTTCTGATTATAGGTATGGTTACTAGACTAATCGTTGTATTAAACCAATGAGAATAGGAGTCATGTGTTCTGGGAGTGGGTCAAACTTCGAGAATGTTGTGCGTACCTGCGTCCATGATGAAGTTGTGATTATGATTCACAACAAGAAGCACTGCGGTGCTATGAAGAGAGCAAACAAATTAGGTATTCCTCATTGCCATATCAAATCTAAAGATGAGGATCAGATCATCACTATGTTTAAAGCATGGAGAGTAGAACTGATTGTAATGGCAGGATGGATGCGAATCGTTACAAACGAACTAATTCAGGCATTTCCTGATAGAATAATTAATGTACATCCGTCGTTGCTCCCTAAGTATAAGGGACTACATGCAGTCGAAAGAGCATTTGAGAGTGGAGATACCGTAACTGGTGCCACTGTTCATTATGTCACTGAAGAGCTTGACTCAGGTGCTATAATAGAACAGGGTGAAGTTCCCATACACTCAAATGATACTATCGATACATTAACTCGACGTATTCACCTACAAGAGTATGCAATCTTACCTACCGCTATTGAAAATGTTAAGCACCAATTACAGAAATCAAATAGTAGATATTTGTTGTCGCATGATCTCAACTGATGGGGAAGTTTCCCTTAAAGAAAGGATCTGGATGAACAAATTGTGTGACCACAACAAGACTGCAAAAGGTCTTGCTGGAGCCTTATTATGTCCTGATTATATTCCTCACGATTATGAGCAATGAAATTATTCCACTGTTTTCATCACCAGTCTATAAGACTAAGGTAGATGTTAGCAGTATCAGTGAATTCTTTTTAAAAACAATTGAGTATGAACCATATCCTGATCAAACAGGATATACAAGTAAGGATGTACATATCCTTATGAGTCAACCCTTCGCTGAATTGAAGAAGATTATTGACCACCATATGAATATGTACTGCTTTGAACTACTGAAGCTTGCTAACTGTAGAATCAGGCATACCCAGTCATGGGTTAACCTTCATAAACCAGGTAACTATTCACCTAAGCACTATCATAGTAACTCATGTTTCAGTGGTGGTGTTTATTTTAAAGTACCTGAGAAGAGTGGTGGTCTGATCTTCTGTGCATCACATACTGCACCAACTTATACGACTGGTACAATTAAACCATTAACAACTGAAGGTAATCTTTTTAATGCAGACCGTTGGGGATTTGAAGTGGAAGAGGGAGACCTAATTCTATGGCCATCACACTTGATGCATCAGACTGACTTCAATGAATCTAAAGAAGATCGTATGATGGTTGCGTTTAACTACTTCATCGATGGTAAGATAGGAGATAACACTCGTCAACTTAAGATTAGAGTTACTGAGAAATGAACTTCATTGAAGAGTATCAGTTAAGTGATCCTGGAATATCGGATGACTATGTAGAACTCTTTAAGAAAGCTAATGCTGCAGGGATTACTAAACCTGGCGTAACAGCAAAGGGATTGAATCCTGCAGTTAAGCAAAGTACTGACTTCATTTTAGATGAAGCAGATAGAATTGGTGCTCCGTTCTCACTATGGGAACGTTACTACAGGGAACTATGGAACTTTGTACAGGACTATATCACCAAGTATAGGTTCATGGAATTTGGTGGTAGATTCGATATGAAGTTTCTACCAGTGATTCAGTACTACAAACCAGGTGAAGGGTTTAAGGTATGGCATATAGATGCTGCTCAAAAAGAACAGTGTGATAGAGCCATGGTTTACATCACATACTTGAATGATGTTCCTAATGGTGGTACAATGTTCTATCATCAGAACTACAAGACAATAGCACAGAGGGGTAAGACTATCATTTTCCCTGCTGGTTACACTCATCTACATAAAGGTGAGATCTCTCAAACACATGAGAAGTATATTTTAACAGGATGGATATGGTGGGATTAAATCTCTGGCAAAACTGGAAGGATGCTCTCTGGGAAGAGTTTCCTGACTTTGAAAAACAACCACTATGGTGTGAATGGGAGGGAAAAGGTGGAACACAGCTCACTGCACAAGTCAGCACCCATGATTATTTTATTAAATCACGAGAAGTTGACATCTGGGATGAAAAATCCCACATCTACAACAATGTTCTTTATCCTAAAACAGGTGCAAATGGATGGGCAGGAAATCTTCCTTGCTTTGGCATGGATCTCATGGGATTCTTTCATGGAAAAGTTATTATAGTATTTGACTTCCAGCATCCAGTAGAACATTACTTGATGTCAGTACCTGGTCTACCAGTATCGAAGGAGGACTATAGGTTCTTTGAGAAGGGTAATCATTTCTCTGAGAACATCTATGTTGCCAAGTGTACCATGGATGAGGTAGATGATCACCTACCTATGTTTAAGACATATCTAAAAGAATATAAGAAATTAATCGAGTGGGAGACCCCTGATGGCGAAGATTTGACTGCATATAAACGCTTTGATGAGTATATGACGGAGTTAGATCCTGTTGCAGGCTATCTAAAAGGCAA